GATGAGGCGTTCGCGTTGCGCCCCGTCCATATGGGTTCGCTGCTGCCGACGCTGGCGGCGCGACCCGACCCGCAGGTGCTGTACGGGTCGTCTGCTGGGATGGTCGACAGCGACGTGCTGCGCGGTCTGCGTGACCGCGGACGCAAAGGCGACGACCGGCGACTGTCCTACTTCGAGTGGGGCGACGACCAGCCGGGAACGTGCCAGGTCGACGGGTGCTCGCATTCGCTGGGCACGCCCGGTTGCGCGCTGGACGATCGGGATCGGTGGCGCCGCGCTAACCCGGCTTTCGGTCGGCGCATCACTGAGGATTCGCTGGTGGCGTTCCGTCAAGCGTTGCCGCCGGAAGAGTTCGCGCGCGAGTTTCTGGGCTGGTGGGATGAGCCCGCCAGCGCCGACACGGACCTGTCCGCGGAGCAGTGGCTCGCGATCGAGTCGGACGCCGCCCCCTCCGGCGAGCTCAGTCTGGCTGTCGACGTCGGCCCTAATCAGGTCTGGTCGTCGATCGTCGCGTGCGGCGGCGGCGTCATCGAGGTTATCGAGCGACGCCGCGGTGCGACCTGGCTGACCGAGCGGATGGTGGAACTGGCCGCGCGACATCCGGTTGCCGAGTTCGGGCTGGACCCTGCCGGGCCAGTAGGAGCGCTCCTACCGGAGTTTGAGCGCGAAGGGTTACCGATACATCTGCTCGACGGTAAGGACGCTGTACGGGCTTGTGGTGCCCTTGCTGCGGGCATCACAGACAAGACGTTCAGTCACCGCGGCGAACCTGAACTGCTCGCCGCTGTCGGTGGCGCCTCGAGGCGGGCTGTGGGCGACGGCTGGAAGTGGTCGCGCAAGGACTCGACCGTGGACATTTCCCCGCTGGTCGCCGCCACCTACGCGCATTGGCTGTGGCTGTCCCGCGAAGGGGCACCGATCAGCCCCGAAATCTACTTCGTCTAGGAGGACGTGTGCTGCAACTGATCCTCCTCGTGCTCGGGGCTGTCGCTGTCGCGGCCGGGGTGGCGTGGATCTTCCCGCCCGCCGGGCTGATCGTGGCCGGGCTCGGACTGTGCGCCTATTCGCTGTTCTGGGACTGGAGGTAGCCGGTGAGACTCATCGACCGGTTCTCCACCCGGGCGCTACCTGAACCTGGCGAAGCCCCGTGGGGCATGGTGCTGGGTCAGACGTATCTGGCCGGCGACGCCGAGCAGCTGCTGCCCACGTTCATCAGTTACGCCACCGAGGGCTACACGTCTAACGGGGTCGTCTTCTCCGTCATCCTGGCCCGGCTGACGCTGTTCAGTGAGGCCGAGTTCAAGTTCCGCGACCTGACCACGAAGCGGCTGTTCGGCACTGAGGATCTGGAGATTCTGGAGCACCCGTGGCCCGGCGGCACCACCGGTGAGCTGCTGGCGCGGATGGAGCAGGACGTCTCGCTGGCCGGTAACGCGTTCATCGCCCGCAAGGGTGACCGGCTCTACCGTCTGCGCCCCGACTGGGTGGACATCATCCGCACCCGCAAGGTCGGATGGTTGGGGTCGGATTCCACCGAGGTCGCCGGATATCTGCACTATCCCGAAGGCCGGACGGTAGACCGGACAGAGTTCCTGCCGCCCGAGACGGTCGCGCATTGGTCGCCGATCCCGGACCCGCTGGCCGAGTTCAGGGGCATGTCGTGGCTGTCCCCGGTGATCCGCGAGATCAACGCCGACGCCTCGATGACCGCCTATCAGCGGGAGTTCTTCAACAACGGGGCCACGCCCAACTCGCTGATCAAGTACCCGCAGAAGTTGGCACCCGGCGCGGTGGAGCAGATCACCGAACGGTGGCAGGCCAGGTATGGCGGCCCGGACGGTTGGAAGACCGCGGTGCTCGACCAGGGCGCCGACCTGCAAGTCATCGGTAACACGTTCGACCAGATGAAGTTCGCCGACATCCAAGCCGCCGGCGAGAACCGCATCGCGTCGGCTGCCGGTGTGCCGGCGATCGTCGTCGGGCTGAAGGAAGGGCTCCAGTCCGCGACCTACTCCAACTACGCCCAGGCGATGCGACGGTTCGCGGATCTCACGATGCGACCCAACTGGCGCTCCGCGTGTGCGGCGCTCGCGAAACTGGTGAACGTCCCCGAAGGTACGCGGCTCTGGTACGACACGACCGACATCTCAGCGCTGAGAGAGGGCGAGCAGGAACGCGCGCTGACGATGCAGACGTTGGCCAGTGCCGCGTCCACCCTGCTCACCGCCGGCTACCAGGCCGACTCCATCACGGCCGCATTGACCGCCGGAGACCTGACCTTGCTGAAGCATTCCGGGCTGCTGTCCGTGCAACTCCAACCCCCCGGCACGACTGTGCCACCCCCCGCGAAAGGTGCCGTGTGATGGCTGACTCAACCCGGACCTTCCCGCTGGAGGACATCCGCATCGATCCGGGCGGCGACGGGCGGACAGTCACCGCGTATGCCGCAGTGTTCGACACCCCGACGCAGATCAGCGACTTTGAGGGCGACTACATCGAACGCATCCACCCGGCGGCGTTCAACAAGGCGATCCGGGACGCGGCGCCGCAGGGCAAACGGACGACCTGGCTGACGCGGGTGCTGTTCAACCACGGCATGACCACCTACGGCACGCCTAGCGATCGCGGGTCGATGCCCATCGGTACTCCGCAGGAGATCCGCGCCGATGGCCGCGGGCTGCTCACCGTGACCCGCTACAACAACACCCCGCTGGCCGACGAGGCGCTGGACGCGATCAAATCCGGGTCGATCACGGCGCAAAGTTTCCAGGGCAGGTTCGTCCGCTCCGACAAGAAGGGTCCGTTCCGGGCCGACAAGGACGGCAACCTCACCGTGGTCACCCGCAAAGAAGTGACCCTGAAGGAGTATGGCCCGGCAGTGTTCGCCGCCTACCCTGACGCTGAGATCGTCGGGGTGCGCGCCACATTGAACCCGACCGAATCGTCGCTGCTCCAGGTCATCCTCGCGTCGCTCAGCGCATCGGATGCCACCCTGGATCTGGTCGTGGAAGCGCTCGAAGCCACCGACGAATCGTTGGAGACGGCCAAGGAAGCGCTCGCGGCGATCATGGGGCTGCCCATCTGCGGCGCCTGCGGCGAGGACTGCTGCGGCTGCACCGATCCCACCTGTGACGGGTCCTGCTGCGGACCCGAGGCCGACATGGCCGAACCTCGCGCGACCTACATGGATCGCCTACAACTTCTCGCCACGCGGCTAGACGCGCCGGTGGGTGAACGCATCACGGACACCGAGTCCGCCGATGTCGGCAAGCCGCTCGCTGAGCACTTGGCCCGATGGAGCAACCTCCGTTTCCAAGCCCGAAAGATTGGAGCCCTCGCATGAACAAGAACCCCATTGAGGCTTCCGCGGTAGAACTTGAGTCCCTCCGGACTGAGATCGCCGAACTGGACGCCATCGAAGAACCCACCGAGGAGCAGGCGACACGTTTCGCTGCCGCGCTCGCCGAGTGGGATGTCAAGAAGCCCGTCCACGACGAGCTGGTAGCCCGCGCCGAGAAGATCGAAGAGATCAAGCGTGCCGCGCTCGACCCGAAGAACGTCGAATCCGGGTTCGGTGCCGGCGTCAACGTGTCGGTCAAGCGTGACCCGTTCGAGGATCTCGAAGGTCTGCGGTTCGCCGACCCGAACAGCGACGATGTGATCGCCCGCGCCCACACGGCGCTGGAGTCCTCATCGGTGCGCGGAGTCTCCGACTCGGACATTGAGGAAGCCATCCGCAAGGTGGAGACCGTTTCCGGTGCTGCGGTGTACGCGCTGCGTCACGGCTCACCGGCCTACCTGAGCGCGTTCGGCGAGTACATGCGCTCCGGTGGCCTCCCGGTCTACACCCCCGAGCAGGCGGCGGCCGTCCGCGGGTCACTGTCGCTCACCACAGGTGCCGGCGGGTTCGCACTTCCCACCCTGCTCGATCCCACCCTCATCCACACCGGGACGGCGACGCGTAACCCTTTGCGCCAAATCTCCCGCGTGGTGACCGGCACACAGAACGTGTGGCACGGCGTGGGAGTGGGCAACGTGACGACCTACTGGAAGGCTGAAGGTTCCGCCTTCACCGACGGTAGCCCCACGTTCACCGGCCCGAGTGTGACCGCGGCGGCACTCACCGCCTACGTCACGGCGTCCTACGAGATCTTCGAGGACTCCAACCTCCAGGCGCAGCTGCCCAGCCTCATCGCTGAGTCGCTGGACTACGCCGAATCCACGGCGTTCATCTCCGGTTCCGGTTCCGGCGCTCCCAAGGGCATCGTCACCGCGATCTCGGCGACTGCCGGTTCGACCGTGACGGCCACCACCCGTGGCTCGTTCACTTCGGCCTCGGTTGCTGACGTGTTCGCTGTCGTCAACGCGGTGACCCCGCGCTACGAGGACAGCGCCACCTGGGTTGCCAACAAGGCAACGTTCAACACGATCCGGCAGATGTCCACCGGCTCCTACGGTTCGCTGTTCTGGAGCGACTTCAGCTCCCAGAGCGCCGAGCGTCTGCTGGGCTCGCCGAAGGTTGCCGCGTCCGACATGGCTTCGGCCACCACCTCCGGCACCGTGCTGGCGATCCTGGGCGACTTCAACCAGTTCGTCATCTACGACCGGATCGGTGTCCAGGTCGAGTTCATCCAGAACGTGGTTGATGGCTCCGGTCTGCCTGTGGGCCAGCGCGGTTTGGTAGCCCATAAGAGGGTCGGCAGTGACGTCAGTGACGTCTCGGCTTTCAGGTTCCTCAAGACCTGACCTCGCAGCGGTTCTAGCCGCGGGGTGCTTTCGGGTGCTCCGCGGCTAGACCGTGCCACAACACAGAGGAGACGCTGTGAGAAAGCCCAAGAAGTCCACCATCCA